CGATCTGCTGTATTCGACCCGTCAAACCAGTTTGGCGCAAGACTGTCGGCCAACCAGCAAGCCCTGCTTGAAGGCTTCCGCAGACTGTCGGGACAGCCTGGCTCGATTGAGCGCGCCGAGGCCAAGCGCCAAAGCATCACAGCCCCAATGCGTTCCTCAGCATTTGCCAACGCGCAGCCAGTGTCTGTCGAGCCAATTGCTGCGGCAATCCAAGGCATCACCAGCAACCCGGCAACGCAGCGTGAAACTGTTGACCAGGCCATGAAGTATGTGGCCGATTTGTTGGCCAAGCGTGTTGACCCAGCGACAGGGACTATCAACCCGATGGCGCTTTATGGCGTGCGCAAAGACATTGGCACGGCTATGTCTGGAAAACTTTCAGGAGATGCCTCCAACTTGAAACTTGCAAAAGGTGAATTGAGATCTCTTTTGCCAGTCATCGATGCAGTCATCGAATCTGGTGCGCCAGGCTTTAATCGCTATATGCAGCAGTTTGAAAAATCATCGAGCGCCATCGACCAGATGCGCTTGCTGCAAGGCATCGAGTCCCAGGTCACGACAGGCCAGCCAAACCTGATGACAGGTGAGCCTGTGCTGGCAGCCGCTGCGCTGCGCAGGCAGTTGGCCATGAAGAAGGAAGAGATCGGCGCTGACCTGTCGCCAGCAGCGCAAAGACGCCTGGACAACATCATCAACGAGATCAATCGTGGTCAGGCTGCGACTGCCCCAGGTGTGCGTGCACCAGGCTCCAACACCTTCCAGAACATGAGCATGGGCAACCTGATTGGCCGTGTGTTCAGTGAGTCGATGGCCGACAACACCACACTGCGCACCATGACACGGCCTCTCGATTGGCTGTACAAGCTGCCCGATCAGCAGGTGCAGCAGTTGCTGGTGGAGGCCATGCTGGACCCCAAGCTGGCAGCCCAGATGATGAGCAAGGCCAGCATCATGAAGGTCGAGCCACTGGCCAAGTCACTGCGTAAGAAGGCCGAGGAACTCGGCTATGGCTCAATCATTGGCGCTGCTCAGGAGTAAAAGCATGGCTGGATTGCTGGGTGATATTTTTGGCGCTGCCGATGCAACCAAGCGCAGGCTGCGCGATGTGGTGGCCAACCCGCTACTGAGTGCGCAGCAGTTTGTCGGCAACCTCAACGACAGGGCCAGAAACCTCAACGAAATGACAGCAGCCGCTGCGCTTGAGGGCGTGGACTATGGCCCAGCATCCAGGCGCTTAGGTGGCCTGTTGGCTGATGCGTACAACCCTGTTGGCATGACAATGCGCGTGCCTGGAAAGGCCTTTGACCCACGATTTGACCCACGCGCCAAAGAACAGGAACGGTTGTCTAAGCTGACCACGGATGTGACTGAGCGCGTCACCAACGTGCCGCAAGTATCTTTGGCCGATTACGCTGGCAGGCCATTCATTACCTCCATGGCCGACCGAACTGGTGTCGGTATGCTGAACAAAATAAATAATGTGCAGCTAAATCGCCCGGTGAATATGCAGGGCGGCCAGCCATTTATGTTTGATAACCCTGGGCAGGTGTGGGCCTCGGCGGCAGGCCCATCAAGACAGATTCTGGAGGAGGCCGAAATTATCAGGCAGGTAACAGGTCAAAACCCATTGTTTTTGCCATGGCGCATGGCCCCTACTGGCGGTGACTTTGCCTCTATGACGGGCGAGACTATGCTGTCATACGCTGATGCGGCCATGAACAAGACCAACAAAAAGCGGCTGGACAAAATGATCAAGGGGTATATCCCAGAGTGGTCTGGTGTCAGTTCCGACAAAGCAGCAGAACAGTTTAGGGCTGCGCCTGATCGTGTGCGTAAGGCTTTGAAAAACGCCATGGATGTGGAGTTTCGTGATGCTGGTGGGCTGAACATTGGAGAGGCCCGTTTGGCTGTGGCCGACCCATTCCAATTGACAAGCCGAGACACTGGCTTGCTAAGTGTTGGCGAGGTGTTTGCCGACAGGCCATTGATTGCCAAATCAGGCCATGCGGCATATCCAAAAGGCGTCCCAGGGCGTGGCTTGGGTCAACTCAAAGAGGACATCAGCATCTTTGAACTGATGCCAAATGTAGTTCAAGCGCGTGGCATCCCCGATCCCCGAAATCCACGCGCCACAGATGTTCGGGCATTACAGATGAAGCCCTATGCTGGCGTCCTCTCAGACGAATTGCTCAAGCGGCTTGGCTACTGATTAAAAACTCTGGACGGAAAAGGCTGGCGACTTTGTCCCCGGCCTTTTCTTTTATGAACTCAAGCACCTGATCTTGCGTCACATCAGTGATGCCAGAGACAATGCAATAAGTCTCATGCAGGGACAAGACACGCAGCACTGACGCTGGCATCTTCACATCAACATTAACCATCGGCGTCATTTCACACCTCCAAAAAAAGCAGCAACAAGCGGGTCACGTTTAACGACCCGTCTTTGTTGTCTGCGCTTGGCATCCTTGAATGCCTTGTCTTCAATCGTCATCTTTGCCCTGAACTCTTTGACCCGCTGCGTGCTGGTGCGCCCTGTTGGCGGTGGTGCTGGCACATCAACCCCAAAGCCCATCTTGTACATTGGCCGCCAGCGATAACTGTCACCAGCAGGCGACCAGGCCGCAATATGCACCAGCCCCTGCGCGTGCAACTCTTGCAGCCTGCGCTGGACCACACGGCGATTAGAAAACACGATCTCCATGAGTTCCCTGTCGCACCTGGGCGTGCCATCGGCCAAGGCAATCAGCAGGCTTGGCAATACTCGCGGCTTCAGTCCTCCAGCCATTTTCTTGCCTCATCCTGTTTGACTTCCCACAGCGCCAAGTCCCTGCGCCTGGCACGCTCAAGCATCCCTCTGGCCACATAAGCCCGAGTGCGAAGATCTTGCGGTATTGCGTGGCCACTGCCATCTGGGTCCAGCAGGTCATCGAGCAGGTCAATGGCCACATCCAACGCTGGCGTGATGCTCATTTCAGATCCTCCGCATCTTTGCGGTACAGCGGCCCAAAGTGCATCAGGCTTGGCAGCTTGAAGGCATCCATGGCGCCAGGTCGGCTGGCGTATGGCAGCAACTCCTTGCCATCGTATGTGCCAGCCATCTTGTTGATCATGGTGGGTGGGGTCTTAATAGATTGGTCGGCCATTTTCTAAGCAATTGATTTGGTATTGGAGATTCTGAACTTTACGCCATGCCTGGTCACGGCCTTGCAGGTCGCTCGGGCAATTACGCACGGCGTGCGCTGGCAGGCTCATCTGGTGAGCCTGATCCAGTGCGTGCTGGAGTTGGGCTTCAAGTTCTGGCAGGTCGGCAATGGTGAGGTCTTTGACTCTCATGATGACAACCCGTAAAAAAGGCAAGCGGCCAAGCCAACGCCGATGGCGCAGGCCAATGCCACACTCAGTGCAGCGTCTGCACGGGCGTGCAGCTTGGCGGCTTTGACTTGGTAGTGCTGGTGATATTTGTGGTGTTTCATGGTCTTCCTTGGTTGTGGTGAAACAGATTATGGACTAAATTGAAACAGCACGCAACACCCCTACAAAACAGTCAACTATTAACAAACAGTGCAAGTAAAATGCTGGCATGACATCTGTTCACGACATCCGCACCATGGCCAAGCAGCACGGCATCAGCATGAAGGCCGTTTGCTTGGAGGCCAAAATACAACAGCCCCAGGTCAGCAGGTGGCTGTCTGGGGCTGTCGATCCCTTGTGGGGTTCAGTCAATCAGCTTGAACAAGCATTGCTCAAGCTGATCGCGGCTAAGGGCTGATTACCAATCATCCCCCACATCAGCAGTGGCAGCCGCTGGCGCTGCACTGCGGCCAATGCCAAAGTCAGCAGCCGCTGTGGGCTTTGCGCCACCCAATGGCTCACCCTTGCGCACCAGCAAGATGTTATTGAGGCCGCCTGAAACGCCGTTATTTCCGTTTGTGCTGTAAGCGTAAAAATTCAAACTGACTCGAATGTAGTCGCCACTCACGATGTCATCAGAACCAATCAGGTCATTGCCATGCGTGTCAATTGCGCCAGGCTTTGTGGTGCTTTTGACGTTCATATAAAAATGGCCTTGATATTCCTTGCCCAATGGAGATCCATCGGCCTTGGTTTCCACATCCCCATCACGAAGCGGGTTACGCACGTTCTTTGGAATCTTGTCACCAAACTTTGCAGTAAGAGCCTCTTTCGCCGCTGCTTTGATTGCTGACAATGTTTCGGTGTCTGATTTGGGAATCAGAATTTGAGTGCTGAATTCATCTTTGCCATTCATCTCATTTTTACGAGGGGTCAAGGCTGAGAAATAGCTGGTGCGAACAACACCTGTAGTGACGCGAGTGCTCATGGTTTTTTCCTGTTTCAACGTTTAAATCGCCAGTGACCGACTGGCAGCGTGCTGCTCTGAAGAGCATTCCTGTAAGGCTTGTTCAACAATTTCAAGCGCCAGCGACAAGGCCGCAGTGTCTAACGCACGAAATTCTGAACATCCATTAAATCCCCTGTATTGCGGATTTACACCTAATGCGTGAAGTTGGCACTCGATGGCTTTAGCATCTTTCACCATACCAAGTACCACAATCTGCGGGTCGGCGCCTGATGCCTTGGCAACTTGAGCAATTCGTAAATGGTCAAGCCGCGCGGATGTCACGCCGATTTTGTATACGTCCATACCGTCAAACTGCCAACCAACAGCCTTCCAAATATAGATCGCATCATTGTCAGTGGGGGTGCGGTCTTCCATGTGCTGGCAGGCAGGTTTTAAAAGACCGCGTTTGCAAGCGGCACTGTATGCACTGTTAGATTGGCGCTCCCAATCTGCGCGTGTTTTATATTTTTTGGCGTCAAGCAAAACCATTTCATCTGTCCATGGTTTTCTTTGCAATGGCATATGCGCAAAGCATTCGGAGATTTTTCTCCTGTGCGCAAGTTGGTATGCGCCGCTTGAGTTGGCCTGCCAGTCTTGGCGTGTTTGGAATCGCAAGGAGTCGGCAATTAACATTTCCTTGGTCCAACGCACAGGCTTGTCACCCATATGGGAAGAGCATGAATCCAAGATGCCGCGCCTTTGAGCGGAACTGTAGGCGGCCATCGAGAGCCTAGCCCATTCCGTGCGCGTCTTGAAACGCTTAGCGTCTTCAGCCAGCATTTCATCTGTCCATCTGTTGCGTTTCTTCTTTTCCACGTTTCTTCCTGTTTTTGCGTTTCTGAGATTGCACTTTAGCATAAATATTTTTCTTGCGTCAAAAAAAATACAGGCGCACAATGGCGGCTCATTTCAACCGAGAAACCGAGGAAAACGATGAAACTGTTCCCCCATCAAGAGCAAGCAAAGAATTTTTTGCTGGCGCAAAAGAGGGCCATCCTGGCCGACCAACCAAGGGTCGGCAAGACACTGCCCACCACAGCAGCAGCCCTTGAAAACCTTCCAGCCCTGATCGTCTGCCCAGCGATTGCCAAGACCGTCTGGGAGGCCGCATTCAACAAGCTGGCGCCCGATGTATCTGTGCGCGTGATCAGTGGTCGAAATGACGCTATGCGCACCACCAGCGCCAGGGTGGTGGTGGTCAACTACGACCTGCTGCAATACTTCAACAACGCTGGCTTTCAGACGCTGGTGCTGGACGAATGCCACCGCATCAAGAATCCTAAAACAGCACGCACCAAAGCCGCCATGCTGCTGATGAAGCAGATCCCACAGGTGTATGCGCTCTCTGGCACACCCATCCCCAATCGCCCGATTGAACTGTGGCCCATCTTGCACGGCCTTGGCATCTATCGCGGTGGCTGGTTTGATTTCGCTGCCAGGTACGCCAAGATGTGGAACGCACCATGGGGGCTGGACACCAGTGGCGCAAGCAACATCCCTGAACTCAAGGCGCTGATGAAGCCCCATGTTCTGCGGCGCAAAAAAGAAGATGTCTTCAAGGACTACAAAGACCCGCAGGTGTCACTCATCACGTTTGACCTGCCCAATGACAAGCGTGAGCAGCAGTTCGATGCTGATGCATTGGTGGCCAACCCCAATGCGCTGATGGCCTTTGAAGGCTTGGCAGAGGTCATGCGTGAAGCAGGGATGCGCAAGGTGCAATATGCCGCCGACTTCATTGACGACCTGCTGCAAGCGGGTGAGCCTGTTGTCGTGTTCGCCCACCACAAAGATGTGGTGCAGGCTTTGCAGTCAGAACTCAAAACCCACAAGCCTGTGATCGTGGTCGGTGATACGCCACGGGCGCAGCGCGACAAAGCCATTGCCGACTTCCAGGCTGGCAAGGCCACTTGCATCATCGGCAACATCGCAGCTATGAGCGAGGGTGTGGACCTCAGTGCCGCTGACACCATCGTGTTTGTCGAGTGCACATGGTCCACCAGTGCGCTTGAGCAGGCGTCCAGCCGAGTCGAGAACATCACCAAGAACGGCATCGCCCCTGTGATCTACATCCTGACCATCAGGGCGTCCCTCGATCACACAGTGCTGGCCAAGGTGCTGAAGAAGTTGAATGTCGTTAACCAGATTATTTAAAGGAGCCACCATGCAACACACCGAACGCGCCCACGCCCGTCTGTCAGCATCACGCACAGAACGATTCATGCAATGCCCAGGCTCTGTGCGGCTTGAAGCCCTCATGCCCTATGAGCCGCCAGGCGAGGCGGCAGCGATTGGCACAGCCATCCATGAACTGTCTGAACGCATCCTCAATGGCCAAGAGATCGATGATCCTGATGTCAACCCAGAACATCTGGCCATGGCCCAGGAGTATGCCAACTTCATCAACAACCTTGTCCCCAACCCACGCAAAAAACTAATCGAGGTCAACCTGGACAAAGGCCTCAAGTCCCTGCACCCAGCCCTTGGCGGCACGGCTGATGCTGTGCTGGTTGATGGGAATCATTTAATTATTTGTGACCTCAAGACGGGTCGTGTGCTGGTCGAAGCCGAGAACAACAAGCAACTCATGACCTATGCCCTGGGCGCCATGCGTCAGTTGAACGCGCCTGCCGACATCATCTGCACGATGCACATCTTCCAGCCCCGTGCTGGCCACAGCAAGTGGACAGTCAGTGGTGTGGACCTCATCAGCCATGGCCACGATCTGGTCAACTCAGCGCGGCTCGCGTTATCCCCAGATGCGCCCACCATCCCAAGCCCTGACGCCTGCAAATACTGCAAGGCCAAGACCATCTGCCCGTCCATGCGGCAGAAGGTCCAAGACAACGCGCGCAAGGATTTCGCACCAGACACCACCGTGACGCCAGAGATGATCGAGTTGGCCAAGCTGGCTGAAACGTGGTCTGAGGCAGTCTTAACAGCCGCCAAGCAGCAACTGACCAACGGTGCAACGATTACTGGATGGAATTTAAAGCCAGGCCGTAAGACCCGTTTTTGGAAGTCAGAGGAGTTGGCCGCTGCCGCCCTGAAAGACTATCCGCAAGCCTTCACCCTGAGAAGTCCAGCAGCCATTGCAGACCTCAAGATTGAGGTGTCTGAAGAGTTGATTGGTGTTGTTCAGTCTGCACCAAGCCTTGCCAAAGAAAAAGCCAAAAAGGCCCAGGACTAGAATCCAGCCCCATCCACAAAAGAAAAGCCCCTGTGTGAGGCAAATCACGCAGGGGCCAAGTTCTCAACCAAGGAAAAGAGAGAAAGCATGAGCAGTTTACCAGAGCAGATGCCCAATGCGTTTGCACAGTCCCAAGCTGTTGCACTGAAACTTGGCAACGTCTATCCAGACGCCAACTTCTGCACATTCAGCGTCCAAAACAGCAAGAAGATCCCTCGAAAGCGTGATGGCAGCCAAGGCGTGGCTAGGGACACGCCAGCCGAAGCCCTCTTTAACACTGAAGACGTTTGGGGCATGGAGTCAATGCCCCATGGCGACTACTTTGGCCTGGTCTTGCAAAAGGCCGCTGTCATTCCAGACAAAGGCCACCTAGTGGTGCTGGATGTTGACCTCAAACACAGCCAAACCACCACCAACATCGCCATCCAGAAGATGGCCAGGTGGGTCAAGTCCAACAACGCCCTGACAGAGATCTCTGTCTCAGGCAAAGGGCGCCACATCTTCTTGATCGCCAACAAGGCCGAGAACATCTTGCCCAAGTACAAGCTGGCGGCAGGCCAGGAGGTCGAGGTCTTTGGCCTCGACAACAGCGCAGGCAAGTCAGTGCTACTGAGTGGCTCTCAACTCTCTGGCGAGGTCATCGAGGTCGAAGACCTCCACGCCCTTTTCACCGAGTGGGGGATCATCGAGCAGCACGATCTGAACCAGCCCAAGTCAGAACCAATTGATTTCTCACCGCTGGAGCGCAAAGCACCAAGCCCAGCCATCCAGCCTCAAGCCCCAGATGACATCCGCAAGGCCGCCAGCGCCATGATGTTCATCAGCCCAGATATTGAGTACGACCAATGGATCGCCATCGGCCAAGCCCTGCATACAGCGTTTGGCGCCCAGGGCAAGGACTTATGGCATTCATGGTCGGCGCACGGCTCTTTGTACGAAGGCGACAGAGACATTGACACCCACTGGAAGTCTTTCGGCAAAAAGGAGGGCGTGACCCTCGGCACGCTGTTCCACTTGGCCAAGCAAAACGGCTGGGAACCACCGACAAAGGCTTCTGAGCGCAAATCAGCCGTGGAAGACTTCCAAAACATATTGAGTGCAGTACCTGTTGCGACAGGCTCACCAGATGAGCCACTGCCATTGAATGCCCTGCAAGGCTGGCCAGAACTGGAACTCGACATCACCAGCCTGAAGCCCATTGATTACCTGATCCAAGGTTTCTGGGCGCATTCCTTCTTTGTTCTGGCTGGTCAGCCTGGAGTCGGCAAGACCACGGCCATGATCTCAGCCTGTATGGTCATGGCAGGGTTTCAGATCTCTGACACCACCATCACGGCCAAGATAAGGCGCAAAACCATCTTTGTGACTGAGGACTCAGACCAGATCACCCGCACCTTGTTCGCCTATGCCAAGCACTTCAAGATCCAGCCCAAAGAACTGCTCAACTGGTTTGTGGTCATTGACGCCAAACGCTCAGACGTCAAAGATCTATTAACCCTGGCCCACAATGTGATACGCCACACAGTCAACGGCATACGCCCTCACCTTGTCTTGGACACGGCCAACAGCACCATGGCCATCGACAACGAGAACGACAACTCAGAGGTCGGCAGCTACTTAGCGGCTCTAAAGCAGACCATCTACGTTCAACTGCACACGCCCATATCCATCCTGACCCACACCAACAAGACCATCAGCCGCCAGGACTCAGACGCCATGGCCCGTGGAGCCAGTGCCTTCACAGGTGATGCAACCCTGACAGGCATCCTGTTTATGGACCCAGATGGCACGCGCTACATGAAGCTGACAAAGACCCGGTATGAGCCAGATTTCAGGGAAATCAGGTTTGACACCCAGCTATTCCCTGAAATAGTCATTGACCAGCATGGTGAGCCGCAGACCATGCTGTGCCGGATCGCAGTCCCTTACCCGTCAGCCGAAGAAACCCGCAAGCAACTGCAAGCCGACAAGCAAGAAGACAAGCGCCAACAGCAGATCGTTGACGCATCAGATGCCGCCTGCAACTTCATCCAGAGCCTGCTCAACACCCATGGCAAGGTGATCATCCGCAAAGGCCCAGGCCGCCCGAATGTGCCATCAGACCTCCAAGGCGCCTACAAATTGGAGTGGTCAGAGGTGTACCAGGCAGTGCCGCAGGCCGATCAGTCCTACGCCAGAAAGGCTGTCAGCGCGGCCATATTCCATCGGTTTGGGGTCGGCCATGACCAGTCTGGATGGGTGCAATTGGTCTAATCCGGTAATCCGGTAGTAATCCGGTAGAAATCCGGTATACCGGATTAGACAATGGCTGGTTTTGGGGATTAAGTGGGGGCAGTTTGCCCCACTTATCCACAAGCCAGTCTGCGAATAAATCATGGTGGTTGGTCTAATCCGGTAAGGCGGTAGATTCCTTAAGGGTTTACCGGATTAGGAATACTTCAAAGGTTTACAGTTTTCGATGGGGTAAAAAGATGCTGAATTCAGAGTTATCCACAAGTTATTCACAGGCAGACAATTGGGTCGAAGATGACCGCGTTTTGTGCCAAAACTGCGCTAATGCGGTAAACGTCGATTGCAAGCAGTCCATGCCAGCAGAGCAGATGGAAAAGCACCGAAAGGTCAATGCCAAACCGCTGCAATGGATGTTCGATGTGGCCAAGGTCAGGAACGGTTGGGCGACAGTCACATGGAAGGAATGGCAGTGCCAGGCTACTGGCATGGCCACTCAGCCACTGGATCTCAAGCACCGCTGCCATTTGTATTCCAAGGCAACTGCCAAGCCTTCATCGGTAGAATCCGATGCATGGTGGCTCGACTGAGAAAAAGCATTGAACACACTGAACAGGTCAAGCTGGTGCAGCGGGTCAGAGCCTTCTATCCAGACATCATCATTGCCTCGATACCGAATGGAGGCGATAGAACGGCCTCAGAGCGCGTTAGGCTGCACAGTGAGGGTGTACTGGCTGGTATGCCTGATTTGTGCGTCCTGGAGGCTTGTGGTGGCTTTCATGGGCTGTTTGTGGAGATGAAG